GGGTGGGCAGCAATCGTCTTGATCCACACCACGCGGCCAGTGCTGGCCGAAGCAGTGGGGAACGTGACGGTGATGCTGCCCGCGCCGTTGCAGACGACGAAGTTCTCGTTGTCAGCCAGAGAGAACGAAGCCGTCTTGGTGACGGGCGCGTTCAGATCCAGTTGCGTGCCGTTCAGAACGCCCGTGACCGCGACCGAAGCGCCAGTGATGGCGCCCGTGACGGTCACGCTCTCGAACAGCGGGTCGGCGTAGGCAACGCCGATTGCTTTGGTATCAGGCATGATGCCTCCTTATCAAGCCACGCGGTACAGCGTCCAAGCACCGGCGGCGCTCTTGCGAGCAACCATGCTTGCGCCGGTCGTGACGGGGATCGTCATGGTCAGCGAACCCGAGACAGTCCAGCCGGTGCCCGCGGCGATGATCGCGGTAGCGGAAGACGTGCCGAGGTTGACCACACGGAAGGTGAACGTGGTGCCAATCCGGTCAGAATTGATCAGCACGTTTTCCAGGTCCGTGACCGTGGGCAGCGTGTAGGTCTGGGCCGCGGCGGTGACACCGCTGTTGGCCAAGATCAGACCGTTCAGCACTTGCGCCGGGGTCAGGGTTGCAGTAGCGGTAACCGCCACCGGATCTGCGGTCAGGTCAATGAACGGGTCGTTGACGTTGCCGTCGCCAAGCTGGTAGCCACCAGCGCCATTAGGGAGAGCCATGATGAGTTCCTTTCAGATGAAGTTCAGAACGGGGGCCTTAGCCCCCGTTTCGGTTTAGCCCCAGAGACGGCAAGCCATCTGCGGACGGATCACGCCGTAGCCGTACAGCACGTCGATCCGGCAGGGCATCCGGTCGTTGTTGATGTCGTACTGACGCACGACACGCAGGCTGATGCCGTTGTGGTTGGCGCGGCTGGCCATGTCCACGCCTTGCGGCAGAAGCAGGTCGGCGGTGGCAAACGTGATGGCGTCCTTGTGGTAGACCAGGTTCTGCGGGTACTGCGTGGACGCAGCGCCGATGAACGTGACCGTTTGGCTGTTGGCCGGCAGAGAGCTGACGGTGGCCAGCGCCTGGTTGGCCGAGTACATCGGAGCAACCGTGACCGTTGCCGCGCCACCCGATGCAGTCACGCTTGCGAGCGCAACAAACTGGAACAGCGAGCCAGTGGACTCACGGGTCTGCGGGTTCACCGCAAAGCAGCCCGCCACGGTGAACACGTCGCCAGCAAGAACGGTGTTGGTGCTGCCCAAGCCGGTGAGCGAGATCGAAGTCGCGCCTTCGGTCGTCACTGCAGCCGCCGTCGTGCCGTTGGTGCGCGAGCCAGTCGTGAACTGCTTGATGGACTGGCTCATGTTGACTTCTTCGAAGCCCAGCACGCCAGTGCCCATCATGCCGTTCTTGAATTGCTTGCTGATGGTGTCGGTGGGGTTGAACAAGCCCTTCATGCCTTCCACCAGACCAGCGTTCGCAGCGGGGTTGACCGTTGCGTAGCGCGGCGACATCACTGCGGCGTTCTCGTTCAGCTTCTGCTGGGCCTGCAGCAGAACCAGCGAGGTGGCCGGCGTGGTGCCGGGCGTGCCGACAGAGTTGCCGATCTTGTTGAACGCGTTGGCCACGTCAGCGTCAATGCTGGCGGCAAGCTGGCTGATACGAGGCTTCAGCACACGATCCGCGAAGTCGTCCAACTGCATCGTCAGTTCGGCCGACGTGAAGTTCACGCCGATGTGCTTCTGCGAGGAAACGGTCAGGGTCGTGAACTGCTCGTTGTCGTCCTGCACTTGCAGAGCGGCGCCGTCAGTCACCAGAGCGCGGTCCGGCAGGCGGATGCGCAGCGTGGAGCCGATCTTGGCCCCTTCAACAGCGAAGCTGTCGTCGTACTGGCGGTTCACGTTGCGCGTGAGCACCAAGTTGTTTTCCAGAATCTCCAGGGCTTTCCTGGTGATCATGTCAATGGTCAGAATGCTATTGGCCACAGCGGGCTCCTTTCAAATTTAGCGATTTGCCTGAGCCTGCATCTTTCGCATCTGTCTTGCTCGTTCGGCTTCAATCCATTCCGACGTACTCATGTTCTTGATGGAACGCGGGTCAGTCGTGTCATACGACGGGTTGTTGCCGCTGCGTGCGGTGACGGGTGTGATCGGTGCTGGTGCAGACGTTGAGCGTTTGACGGGCGGATTGTCGGCCAGTTTGGCCTCGATCTTCCCAATTTCCTTGGCTTGCAGGATGGGCGGTAAGCGAGCGATACGTTCCGTTTCCTTGACATTGGTGCCGAGGTAGTACGCTACTTCAGGGCCAACGTCAGATGCGCGGATGGTGTCAGCCATGACGGTCGTGATTGGCAGCTTGGGGTTGTAGGCGACCTGTTCAAAGTCGTCGTACTTTTCCCTGGCTTGCTCCTCACGGTCGTGATAAGCCTCCAGCAGTTCGGTGTGCTGCTTGTGCATCTCCCGCTGTGCCAGTAGCTGTTCGGCCTTCTGAACTGCCAGCGCTTCCGCGTAGGCTTCAGTCGATTCAAACTGCTCTGCAGACGGTAGTTGCTTAGGCTGCTCAGCCACGGGCTGCTGTGCCCGTTGACGCTCCCACTTACGCTGCTCTCTATCAAGCCGTTTCCTGACGATGGCGTCCAACTCTTCTTGAGTAAACGTCTTCGGCTGTTGTTCGACTTCCGGCTCAGTTCCCTGCTGTTCAACAGGACTCGCTTCCGTAACTGCCGTGGGCTCCGGTGCGGCTGATGCGGTGTCGATCTCCGCTGCGACTTCTTGGCTCATGTGTGGGCCTCAAGAAAACCTGGTCATCGGGCCAGTACGGTTGATAGTACCACTTAAAAATCTGTGCGCCAAGCAACGCAGGTGTTATGTAAGCGCGCTAATTTGCGCTTGCAATTCCTGCAGTTTGGCGAGCAGTTCTTCCTTGGTTGGAGTCGTCGGGGGAGGAGGCGGCGGAGCCGGGGGTGCAGGCGTAAACATCTGGCCGTCGTAGGTGTCACGGATCTGAACCGTGTCAGGGCAAAAAACCCAGCCTTGAGCAGCAGCAAACTCAGCATCTGCCACAGCCACATTCACCACCACACCGTTTTCAATGATTGCGTAACGCATTGCGTTTCCTTTACCAAGAGGTGATGCGGGCGTAACCATTGCCACCAGCACCGCCAGTGCCGCCTGTTCCGGAGTTACTCGAACCACCGCCTCCACCTCCTGCGGCAGTGCCACCAGCGCCTCCAGCGCCTCCGGTTGCAGAAGAAGAGATACCGCCACCGCCTCCACCGGCTAAGCCAAAGCCAGAACCCGCCGTTCCATTCGCCCCTGTAGCTCCGCCGCCACCGCCGCCGCCAGTTACTCCTATTCGGCTTCCACCGGTTTGGCCAGATATACCGGAGCCTCCACCGCCACCACCACCACCGCCGCCGTAAGCAGAAGAAGCGCCTGAGCCTTCTTGGCCCCAATACCCTGCACCACCACCGCCTCCACCATAACCAGAAGCTGCTGCTAATTGGGGCCCAAAACTTGCAGATCCAAATCCTCCTCGGCCTCCACCAAATTGACCAGTAACAACGTCCAAACCTTTGTAGCTATACGGTTCTCCAAACGCACTGGCAGTACCCCCGCCCGTCCCCCCGCCGCCTGATGCTGGGCCACTAGCAGAACCAGAAGCTCCTCCGCTTCCTCCATAAGTGGTTAAGGAAGACCCAAACGATGTAGATCCACCAGCAACGCCATTGTTTGTGGCGGACCCGCCTCCACCGCCACTTCCAATCGTTACGGAAACAGTTGCGCCAAGATCAGAAGCCTGGAATACCCGTGATACATAAGACCCGCCGCCACCGCCACCGCCGCCATCAGCAGAACTACCAGTATTGCCACCACCGCCCCCACCGCCAGCGCCCCAAATCTCCACCATGACCATCGTCTTGCCAGCAGGCTTGGTCCATGTGCCGGAACTGGTGAAAACTTGAACGTCCGAGGCGCTGGCTATGGTTGTGCTGACCCAAGTTGTGCCGTCGCTTGCCAGCACGTTACCGTTCGTGCCTGGAGCTACCACCTGAAACGCCGAGGTGCCGTTACCAAGCAGTACGTTGTTGGCCGTCAGGGAAACTGACCCTGTACCGCCGCTGGCTACCGGCAACGTGCCGGTGACCTCGGACGTCAAGTTAACGTTACCCGCCGTAAAGGCTGACGTGCCGTTGCCCTTGACCACGCCAGTCAGTGTGACCGCCCCAGTGCCACCGTTAGCCACCGGCAGCGTGCCCGTGACGCTGGTGGCCAGCGAGATGTTGGACAACGTGTTGTCAGCACCGCTGATGATTTTGTTCTTCAGCGTCTGAGAAACTTCAGCGGTGTAAATGTCAAACTGCCCCATCGTGATCTTCTTCGACCCGGCAGTGCCAGCGGAAGAGTCAACGATGTACAGCAGGTCCGCTGGGTCAACGTCAACGCCGTTCAGTGACGGCAGGTCAGAGACTTTTTGGTCAGCCATGATTTACGCCCACATTCTCGCAGGGGTTGCCGGGAACACGCGGAAAGCCTCCAGCTCCGGGGCCTCGTCGGTGTGGCGCACGTTGACATGCCAGCCCTCCAGCGGGGCCATCTCGGGCACCTTGCCCTCGGGGGTGGTCAGCACGTTGCCCGTGGGCTTGTAGATCACGCCAACGACATCCACCGCCGCGTACTTGGGCACCAGCACCGTCTCGACCACATCGTCTTGCACGTTGGTCTGCTCGGTGAAAAGCGCCGCGTTGGCCTCGGCTTCGTCGGTAAATTTCAGGAAGTAATCGGTGTACATGGGTGCTCCTTAAGCTGTGATGGCCTGCAACTGGGCGTTGGTCAATCGCGTGGGGTAGTAGGTGATGCGGCGGAGATAGCCTGCCTTAACTCGGTTTGCCCCGGCATGGTCAGACCCAAGATCAAATCGCGTCATACCGCTGGGAATAGTGGCTGTTGAGTCTGTCGCAACAGTCCCAGCATTTAAGCAGGCGGCTAAATCGTTAGCTGCGTATGCGCCTGCAAACTTAGCCACAGTGTTTGCAGAAACGCCAATCGCAGCCCCAGCAGTGCCATCAAACACACCGCCAGAAGCAGTTGCTATCTGAGCAAACCCGCCTGCAGTTACGTTGTCCGCAATTGAGTTGTTATAGCTGTTGTCGCTGAACCGAGCCAAAAACTGATTTCCGCCTGATGCGGGCTGCGTCAAAGCAAATTCAGCGTAAATGGTGCCTGTTGTCGCGTTATACCAAGGGCTCAGCGTATTCACTGAAGCCACATCGGCTGCACGGGTCAGCGCGGTGGTGGTGGTGGGGATCACGCTCGTTGCGAAGGCACCGAGTTCTAGCTGGGGTAGACCGATGCGGATGGTGATGTCGTATGCGCCGGTTGGCGTGCCTGAATTGAGTTGATAAGTTACAAATGCGGTTGCCGCTTGCGTTGCAGTCAACGACAGTGTGTTGCGTTGCGTGCGCAAATTAGCTGTTGTTGGTGCAATCGCAGAAGAGTCTAACGCTTGAATGTTTGCAAAACCGCTATCTCTAAATACTATCCTTTGAACAAATGATAGGTTGGCAGCAGAGCCCGCAGCAAGTTTTAGATAAACGGTGCCTGTCCATGCTTGCCCGTTTGCCGCAACTGCTGAAGAATCATAAATAACGTTCCAAGTGTCTGCCGCACCAGTCCCTTGAACGCGGTAGTCAATGTAAGTAATGCCGTTTTCAGTTCCAGTTCCAACAACTTGAGTTGTTGTAGCCCCCGTCGTGCTTAAGGTCCAATTCGTCGGCAGCGTCCCCGGCGTACCGGCCACCGCCCCCACCATTGTGTTGTTGCGAATGCTGTTCGTCCTCGACTCTTCAATCAGCAGCCCCTGAGCCGCCAGCGTGCTGGGGTTGTAGTCCAGGCGTGGGGCGTCAACGGCTGCGCTCTGCAGCACACCAGCCGAGTCGAAGTACGTTGCCGTGCTGGCACGGGTGATTC